CGTGCCAAGCTCGCCCGAAGTTGGGTTGCCATCAATAAACTTACCCGTATTTGAGTTAATATTTTTCAGTTTCGATTTCATCTTTTATCCTTGATACGCAAAGTAGCAATAAGTATGAGCAGGCTTTAAATCTCGGAAAAATTCTTCAATAATGGGATCACCAAAATCCGTTAATCGCTCACCAGCGGAACTAATCCCTGCCCGAAAACGGCGGATATTATCGTCAGCATTGGTCACCGTCACTTTCCACATAAAACCGAGCGTATCTCGCTCGGAGTTTTGAAAAGGCACATCGCCTGCATTAGGCAAATCATTTTGCTGAGGCGAAAACTCTTTAATCTGAATTTGATACCCTATCGACTCTGCCAATCGCTTAAAATAAGGGATAGATAACCCACCCACCGCATTTAACTGCACAATCACCTTATTCACTCGTGACGCATAAGGCTTGCTCGGATCAGCGGAAATGCCGCATACACGTTCCCAATCACTTAACATTACCCGTGCGGTTTCTGGTTCCATACCGTTTAATACAGCCACAGCACTATCTTCTAACCGTTCAAACTGTTTGGCATCCACCTCACACTGTGCCAAAAACTGCTCGCCATTCAGATTGTATGAAACAGGTGGATAAAGTCTTGCCAGCGTTGCTTGATATTCCATCAGCTCATCTCCGTTACCGTCACGGTTCCCAATCTGAACCACTCAATTTTAGAGATCACATTCGCTTTCAAATTGCCGCTTGGCTGAATAAAACGACGGTCAACCACGCCAATTAAATCGCTCACAATCGCTTCACATTGCGACACAATCAAATCATTCGCTGGTTGAAGATTTTTAAAATAATCTGCTAAAGCCTGCTCAATCTCACGCTTTATCTCTGTCAGCGTGCTATTACTCAAAGATACGGCAATATTGAAATTGACTAACGTCACATCGGGTTTCACTACCTTCGCCTCTTTTGCAGTTACAGGGCGAACTTCGTCAATATAAGCTTGGCATTTCGCAATGGTTTCCTCGCTTGGCACATTATTGTCTGCGGTGATCACAATATCTACCGTCCCCAACCCACGCCGAAGAGGGTAAACATAAGCCGACTCAACACCATCCACATTTAACGCCCAATTCTTATAATCGTAACGATTGCCACCCGCAGGTGGTCGGCGAATATGCTCAAGCAAACGCTCCAATAACGAAGCATCACTCTCTGAGTCTGTGCCACCTTGCACATTATTGAGCACACATTCCGAACGCACCCCCGATGGAGCAGACATAAATAATCCAGCCTTTGCCTCCCGAATATTTTGTGCCGAACCCATCGCCAACGATTTCACTCGCAATTTAGCAATACCACCTTTAATCACTCCTCGTTCTATGATTTCATAAAAGCGATCATCTTCTGTTTTGATTTGTTTGCCAGCTTCAATCACTGCCCCATCATTGCCATAAACAGTGACACCCAGCCCACTGGCATAGGTCGAATTACGGCGAATAATGCCACGCAGAGATGCATGCTTTTCTAAAAATACCGTGTCCGCTGTATCAGGAAAAATCTGCTTTACAATCCATTTCTGGTGAGCATAAATTCCCTCAGCCACAGCAGCCAATACAGAAGCACGAGCATAATGATCGGAATCAACCGAAATATCGGCTTGTGGGTTTAAACTTTGGTAATCACGAAGAATGGCAGCCCGAATATCAGGCAGTGTCGGCACAATAAACATAACCCCTCTTTAAATCAGTTTTACAGGGTGTTTAAAATGGAAGCCCTCTCCCCTGTTGTCCGTTAATTGAATGGTAAGAATAAGCCAGCCATGGTGAGGTTGCTCATAGCTCACCTCAAGCGAAGTAATACGCCCATCATCAAGCAAAGGCTGTAAGGCTTCTTCGGCATATTGTTGTGCCAAAAGCCCTACACGGCTGACATCTTTTTCACGTTGAATAGTATGGAGCAGAGAACCTACACGCCCATCTGCCCACCAAGAGCCTAAAGGTGTTGTCAGTCTGATATACACGGCATTTTGCAGTGTACTGATTTGTTTAAGTGTATAGTCCCCAGTAAGCGGGCTGATTTCTCTGTCCATATTGCAAGAATACAGAGAACAAAAAGAAAGGCATAAAAGAACCGCTTCAACAAGCGGTCAAATTTGAAAGGAATCTTACAAAAGCCCCAACAGGGCTTATCTATATGTAACCTATAATTGAGCAAGCTAAACAGGGCTACTGGTAACAGCTCTATCCCCTTGAGCCTGATGTTTATGCGTTTTAAGCGATGTACCACCAGCCACCACATCGCCTGTCGTGGTAAATCCGCCCCCAGTTTGGCTAACATCACCGCTAAAGCTCGCACCGCTGCCACCTTGCACCGCCATCCCACCATTACCGTTAATCTGCCCTTGTGCAGTCATTACTTGCGATGTTTCTAATAATGGTGTATCAAATTTCGCAGAGCTTGTAGCATTTACGCTATATTCTTTGCAATGTAATACAAAACGGTCGCAGCTTACTTCAATCAGTTTGCCATTGCGTAAAACAATGCTCGAACCAGACTGATCATAGACGGCAACCTCTCCCCCCTTTAAATTTTTAACCCGAAACGAGCCATTTTCGGTTGCCACCACCACGCTATGCGTCGTCATTCCACCCACAGGAATCACCACCACTTGCGTGCCTGTAGGTGGCACAGAGGTTAAGCCAAACTGTTGCATAAATTCCACATCAGCAATCGTCTCATCAGCCAAGCCAGAAACTTGCACTTTCTGAATGTTATCGCTACTATTGACCAAATTGATTACCCCACGAAAAGCAGAACGGACACTTTCCTGCACCCCTTGTGCCACCTGTTTCACTTTTTGACTAAATGCCCGCATTATCTTTCTTCTCCCAGCGTAATTTCTGCATACTCCACTTTTTTCTTCCCTTTTTTACCTTTCTTGCCTTTGCGTTTTCGGGCTTTTTCCGCTTTCGCTTGATAAGCATCAGGCGTCCACACACCATCTTGTTTAAAGCGTAACTCAGTGCGAGTGCCCTCTGTTTTCGAAAGCATAAAGCGACGCCCCATCAAAAAGAAAATCGCATCAATATCATACTCCTCACAAATCACATGCACCCGCTGCCCCGCTTCCCATAAAGTGCCATCTTCGGTCGTATGCCCTGGTACAACAATCTTCATATCAAAGGCATCAAGCTGCCAATCAGAAAGCTGTTTTTTCGCCTGCTTCTTCAAAGATTCCAAGTTTTCACAATCGCCCAGCACCACTGTTTTCGGTTTGTAAAAAGGGAAATCAGGATCACGATAAACCCACTTTAAATCGTTTTTATTGTCATCGCTTTTCTTACCGTGCGACTGTGCCAGAAAGGTGACTTCACTAAACCGATTTGCCACATCAAACATCACCTCAATATCGGTAAAATTGTTATATTTCCCCTCACGCGTGCAATAAAGCGTATCCACAGGTGGCGTGCTATAATCCGCCCCGCCTACAATCAACACGCCTTCAGGGCTAAACCACCAGTGCAAGCCAGCAGAGTTGGCAATCCGACTCATTGCCGTTGCCGCATCAATCCCCACATCAATATCCACTTTATCCAGCAAAGGATTTTTCTCGGCTTTCAGTTGAATATTCTTAATTCCCAATGGCTCGGCAATTTTCTTCACTGCATCCAGCACCGTTAAACCTTTCACGTTGGTAATCTGTGCGGAACTATCTACTAAAATAGATGCATGATCACGCCCATTCAGCGAATAAGTCCGACTGCCTTTGCGTAAACTGTGTCGTGTAGTGTCCACAATACCCGTCATCACTAACTTGCCATCAATCAACACCTTTGCCGTTTTCCCCGAAAAGTCAGGCAATACCGCATTATTGGCTGGTACACCAATCTCAAAACTAAACGCATCAGCAGGAATCTGAAAGTCACTATCCACATCATAACTTTTCCAGACTTTATGCTGTTTGCTATCAATTTCCACTACGACATTATTTTGCATAAGCATTCAGCAAATCCCCCTCTTGTATAAAATTAGGTTGTCGAATAGCAGGGTTTAACCGCAACAACTCCTCAAAACGACGGTAGTCTCCATAAAAAGCATGGGCTATCTGCTGCAATGTGCCATTTAACGGCGAAACCTTAATCACAAGCGGCGGTTTTTGGTTAATCAAGGTTATCGCAAGCTGGGTAATATTGCTCGCCAATTGACGAATAGACTCCATCATCTGATAAGAAACCATATACATATCGCTATTGGGTTGAGCGAGCTTTTTACTTGCCTCATCGGCTTGTTGTAATGCACGCACCGCATTCAATGCCTCAAGCAACTGCAACCGCACCTGTGTTGTCATAGTTTCAATTTCATGCGGCGTCAGCGTTTCATAGTTTGCCTCCATCACCTCCACCGCAATGCGAGCCAAATGCGCTGAGCAAAGCAAATTCAAAGCACAACTGATCGCTTTAGCATTTTCTTGTGTTAATTTCACCCCGCCCAAATTCAAATAGTCATAACGATTTGTCGCCGTTTCTCCTTTTCCTGTTACTAAATTTGAAGGCAAAGCCTCAACTTCTCTAACCGCACGTAACACCTCATCAAATCCAACTGTGGCAGACAATGCATTGCGTTGATAACGGACTGAAAGCCCCTCAGAAATTTCCTCGTTAATCAATGCAATCGCTTGCAAACTCTGGCTTTTTAACGTGGTAATACTCACGCTTTTGGGTAACGCCTTCCCCGTTTTCTGCGATTTAAAGTAAGTCTGCAATTGAGCATAAACGCCAAATACCGCCCCCCAATAGCCTATCAGTTTATTTTTAAGGTTCGAAACAGCACTATACGCTTCCATATAAATGCTATACCACATTTGTGCTTTTTCAATATAGCTCTCAATGGCATTCAAATAAGTATCAAACTGCGAAAACAGAGGTAACTCAAACACTCGCACAGATTTTGTCTCTGTCGCTTCCTTAAAGGTCAAATCCAGCGTGCAGTAATTGATATTTTCTGCATCGTGGCGAACAGAATAAGAAGTACACAGCATATTCGGCATACGCCCGAAAATCGGGTGAACCAGCACACCACCGCTTCGTTCTGCCATCACTTTTAAAAAGCGTTTCAGTTCGGTGTAATAACCTTGACCGTTAAAGATTGCCTGCAACTGCACCTGTTTTGAGTTCAACCCCATATCCTCCAAATCCCCACCGTTCAGGTAAGGATAGAGATGCTCCACCACCGCACGTTCCGCACTATCATTGATATTGATAACCTCAAACGCCACGCCCTTATAAGACGCCATTTGCATCGGTACAATCCACATAATCAGCCTCGCTTAAAGAATTGAAATTGGCGTTGAGACACATTTTCTGCAATCACCGCCCCATCCAGCTCCACTGTAATGCGGTTATCAATGGTGTGCGATTGTGCAGCCAAACCTGCCTGAATACCGTCTGAAATCGTCTGCCCAAAGGCATTAAAATCTGCCTGATATTGGCTTAATATCGCAGAGGTCGCTCCAATCTGCCCTTGCATAGCCGATTGTTGCGTGGCTAACACCCCTATTTGAGAAGCCATCTGTGCTACACCGATTGCCGCACCAGCCGTTGCAAAAGAAGGGATAGAATTGACCGCTTGCTTACCTTCATAAATGGCTATTTCCTGACGGGCTTTTTTAATGCCCGATTCCGACATCGTTAAACGTGTAAACCAACCACCATTGTCATATTTTTCCACAGAACGTTTATTCTGTTCATAAAGTGTTTTTTCTTGTTCTGGTGTTGCCATACCTTTCGATTTTGCATAAATAGCAGAAGAGTAATCTGATTTTACTTTTTTCGTCTCTTCGCTCTCATCACCATTAAGCATCGTTGCAACACCAGCAACGCCCGCAACGCGAGATCCCCACGTTAAAGCCTTTCCAAACTTACCACCACCCACTTTCGGCGAGCCTTTGCTTTTACTGCCTAAGTCGCCAATATCAACACCACCCAAGCCACCATCCTTTTTACGACCAAGCAACGAAATCGCCCCCGCTGCGGAAAGTGCTGCCGCACCAAGTGCCGCAATCCCTGTACCAGCACCAGCCACCGCAGCCGTCAAATCAGGATATTTGCTCATATATTCTGAAAGCGTTTCTGCTGTGCTGCCTAACGCATTATTAAAACCTGATAACCCTTCCATCTGCCCAAATTCGAACTGTGCTTTGGCTTTTTCGGTTTTAAAATCGTTGGTATCGGCAATCACTTTGTAAGAGGTTTCGGTTGCTCCCTCACTTTTTGCCACACTTTCCTTGACCTCTTGCCCTAACTGCACATTGTTACGAATAGCAAGTAATGCCATCAACGCTTGACGGTCAGAAATAATCTGTCCAATCGCTGTCCCTTCAGCCATTGTGGTCATCTCATCTAAAATTTTCGCCTGATCTTCTTTCTTGGCATTTTTCAAACGAGCCTGTAATTTTTTATAACCTGCATCACTGCCAATCACATCGTCCATAATGGAAGTAAAGGCTTCTAGCGAGTTTTTCCCTTGGCTTTTGTAAGTCTCCATAGATTTGAGGTAATTGATACTTCTTTTTTTGCCTTTCTGGTCGGTGTACTCATACTTCTCAAGGCGTTCAACGGTCTCTTTTGATGTGATTTTAGAAAGCAAATTGACCAAGTTATTGCCCGCTTCATCATTTGTGCCAGCTGTCACGCGAGCTTGCTGGTTCGCAATCAAAAGAGCTTCAAACCCTTCCAAGCCTTTTAAACCCATCTGGCTTGCTGCTGCCATCTGTTGTGGCAACCAACGAGCCATATCTTGCAACTCAAATTGCCCAGCTTGCCCAGCAGCAATTGCCATATCTAGTGCCTTGCC